ATTGATCATGATACGCGACGGGATCCGCAATCGTGTGAGCATTGGACAGTTGCGGAATATCACAGGGGGGCGGGGCGTTTGGCGGCTTGATTTCGTCGATTTCTTGACGATGATGCAGACGCGTCTGACAAGCAAATTCACAGAAGTTAACTTCTGGTACAATGCAGGCAAGCAAGCAGAAACAACGGCATCTTTTAATTTCTCAAGTGACGTCAGATTGTATCTTGACGATATAACGATCTTCGAACAGGAGACGGGGCAAAACGGCATGATCTTTGTCGAGGATGCAACGCACGGGGATTCTGATTATTGGACTTGGAGCAGCAAGACGACAACAACCGCCCCCGCTGGCTATCTGACTATCTCTAGCACTGGCAATTATCCCAGTACGGCAGCACATGATCATCTGCACGTAGGGGATAAGGTTACAAGCCTTGCACGACTTCGAGGGCGGCCCGATTACGTCTTTGCTCGTCTAGTCATGTCAACAGGCAACGGCACGCAGGGCGTATTTGATGATTATCCGCAATCATGGGGATTGGGCGTCAATTGGAATCCGAACCTTTTTAACTTGCAGAATCTCAATGCATACTATGCTCAAAACTGGGCTACTTCGACAGGCACGCACGAAATCGAATTGTTGATCAATGAGGGCGGCAATATTGCTGTCTTTCTGGATGCCGTTTTGAAAATGGGCATGTGGCCTGTTTGGCGACAAAATGAATTATCTTGGCGAGTTTGCCAAGATCCCAACAAGGCGACATTTTTTGCAGTTGTCGATCACATTACGGATCGGGATATTGTGAGCATAGACAATCATGAACTTTACGCATCTAGTCAATCGGCAATTTATTCCCTTTCTACTATACAAGTTTATGATTCAGGGATCACAACTCGGAGCAATGCAAGTACCACAGTAAGATCATTGCCTGCAGATGCTGAGATATTGCGAGATCTGGCCCTTGTATATCGGATCGACAATCCAAATCAAAAGACAAAGGCCGATCTCGATAATGCTCGAATGCACGGGTGGGATAGCAAGCCATTTGAACAATTAGAATTGACAGTCACAGAAAAGCATTGCCTACTCTGTGCGGGTGACATAGTCGAAATATCGAGTAATTATATTTATGGGCTGCAATCCGCGATCGGATCAACTTACAGCAACAGGCGTGCAATGGTATTGGGCGTCCGTTGGAATCCATCGCAAAGCACAGTCAATTTGTCACTAGGGATATTATCATGAGAATAGAATGCGCAGGCACTCCAAAGATTATCGAACTTGCACGAGCGCAGGGCTTTACTGTGTTCGATGGGCAGGATTGGGATCTGAATATTATAGGGGAGCGCAATCCAGATGGGCAGGCGGATCGATTCGATGACTGGATCCACGTCTGTTATAAAGATCAGGGCGTCTGGATCTGGCATGCTTTCCAATGCACAACAGACGCAGGCAAACACTGGCTGCAAAGCCGCAATACTGCCATCCTGTGCCACAATAGACAATATCGGGGCGTGTATATGCTCGGACTGCATCGAGGCCAATATGAGGCACTCGTGCAGCGTGGTGGCGAGGTGTCTGTATGGCGTGATCGTAATGGCGACAGTGTTCATGACTATGGACAGAATGAAGAAAGCGGATACTTCGGGATCAATATCCACAGAGCAAGCGCAACGCATGAAAGCGATACAGTGGGCCGCTATAGCGCGGGATGCCAAGTCATAGCCGATCCTAATGAATATGATATTTTTATAGGCCTTTGTCGTCGTCAAGTTGCAGAAACTGGCTACGATCGATTTTCTTATACGTTGTTGATGGGGGAGTAAGTCATGCCAGAACAGGATCTTTTTCACTTGATAATGTCAGGCGGGGCCAATGCCGCCTTTGCCGCGTTTCTATGGTATCAAAATAGAGAGCAGCAAGCCAGAGCAGATGAGCGCGAAAAAAAGCAGGAACTTCGCGAAAAAGAATTGCGTGATCGATACGATAAAGTGATCGTTGACATGCAAGCCCGTGAAGATGCAATGCGCACTCAGATTGTCAAGGAAATTAACGATCTTGACAAGCGCATGTCACTACTTGAGCAGAAACTTGAACAGATTACAATTATCGTGAATGAAATCAAAGCAAGATTTCAAAGAGTTGTATAACTTCTATTGCCTGATCTGGAATAGACGATCCCCCTTTCAATGACTACAATCTAACCGAGCGCAATGCTCTTTTCTTACTACCTATCTATTTAGAGGATAAATATCATGGCTGTACAAATTACAGGACGCCAGATCGCAAATGCGGCCGTTGGCGTAAATAAATTAGACTTATCAACAGGAACTTTTGATTTTACTTCTGCAGTGTTGCAAGTTGCAACACCCTCCGCAGATTCACACGCAGCGACAAAAGGCTACGTTGATGCACTTGCACAGGGCTTGCATTGGAAAGATAGCGTCGTAGTTGCTACAACTGCAAATATCACCCTTTCAGGCACTCAGACGATCGACGGGATCGCTGTTGTAGCGGGCGATCGTGTACTCGTCAAGAATCAGAGTACAGGATCAGAAAACGGGATCTATGTTGTTGCCTCTGGTGCTTGGTCACGTGCTGCAGATATGGACGCATCTAGTGAATTTTCAGGGGCTGCCGTATTCGTTCAACAAGGCACAGCAAACTCTGACACTGGCTATGTTTGTACTAATGATGGCGACGTGACAGTAGGCACAACTGCGATCGCTTTTACACAATTCACAGGCGCAGGCCAATTCACAGCGGGCGACGGCCTCGATCTCACTGGCTCGACTTTCTCAGTCAATGTTGACGATTCATCGATCGAGATTTGTTCTGAGTCGTTGCAAGTCAAAGCAGGCGGGATCACTAATGACATGCTTGCAGGATCGATCGCAAATGCCAAATTGGCAAACAGCACGATCTCAGGCGTTGCATTGGGTGCAAATCTTAACTCTTTGAGCGCAGGCAACGGGATCTCAATGACAAGTTACAACGGCTCTGCTGCTGTTAGTGACTTGACGATCGATCTTGACGGTGCAAGCCTTGCATTAGGCGTTGACGGATTGAGCATTGCAGATGCAGGCGTAACAGCCGCAAAGATTGCAGGCGATGCAATTGATCAAAGCAAAATTGCTGATGCAGCCGTGCAACGTGAGCATTTGAATAGCAATGTTGTAAATGCTGCAGGTGCGATCGGCCTTGACGTGACAAATAATGATTTACTTGTGATCACTGATGATTCTACGATCGAGATTGCATCAAACTCATTGCAGATCAAAGATGGCGGAGTCACTAATGCAAAACTTGCAAACTCTACGATCTCAGGCGTTTCATTGGGTAGTAACTTAAATTCATTGAGTGCAGGCAATGGGATCTCAATGACAAGTTATAACGGCTCTGCTGCTGTATCTGACTTAACGATCGATCTTGACGGATCTACTTTAGCCGTCGGAGCATCTGGGATCAAAGTTGCAACAGGTGGAATTGATACCAACGAACTTGCAGCGGATTGTGTCACAGGTGCAAAAATTTCCGATGCCTCGATCGCTACTGAGAAATTGAACTTTGCTGCTTTCTTTGCGGGATTTGATGCAGATGGCTCAAGTGCTACCTTTGAAATGCAATCTGCTCTTGATCTCAACTTCGTTGAAATGTTCGTCGTAACTGTGAACGGTCTGGTCATGGAATACAAAAGCACGCCAGATGCTCAAGACAACTACAAGATCGACAACGGGGGCACCAATGGCGTTGCTCGCATCGTCTTTGGATCCAATTTGGCCAATGGCGATCGCGTTACTATTCGAGGATTCATCAATAACTAATCCTTGATTACTTGATTGATTTCTCTCTCTTGAATCCCTCGTGCATCCTCTGTACGGGGGATTCTTTTATTTAGGCGGCCTCTGAATAGATAACAACAACCTTGCTGCCAGTCTCAGGAGCAAGGGCAAACGTGACGCCCCTTTGATCTGTGTCCTCTGTATAGTCGTCGCCTTGAATCTGCAGGATCCCATTGTAATAGACTTGCACACTATCCTCGACGAAGTCGCTAGACGTTGAGAAATTGATATTTGAACCGTTGACTTGACTGCTTAGATTCTCTGTTGTCAATGTCGTCGATCCCCCGCCCCCGCTTGGCGTTGTGCCGCCTGTATCGCCTATAATTCTAACAACTGACATTATCGATCCCCTTGATACGTCATTTCGACGAAGTCCAGATCAAACGTGCCTGTATCTGTTTTGAGAAATACATAGAGATCTCCTGCATGTCCTACTTTGACAAAGGCATTAAGGGCAAAGATTGCGCTCCCTTTTGTCGTTGTCGTGATGCCTGTATATATGTCGCTTTGTGTATCTGTGATGATCATCTGATCGCCCTCCTGATCTCTACAAAGGCGCATTGTGATCTTCGTTGATGCGTTGATATTCGAACACTGCAACACGATAAGAGACAGATATCCCTCGAAATGCTGCGAGGGTGGAAACATATTCATATCAATGTCGATCCGCTTGCCTAGATTGTAAGTGCTGCCAATACTCGACACGCTCGATCGGCTTGTAACTCTGTTGATGCTGCTCATGATAATAGCCCTTTGATTGATCTAATCGTTTTCATTGTGTGAAGTCTCAGAATAAAGCGAGGGGAGGGGGGGCACATGCAACGCAGGATCTTGATACAATCTTCACAGTCTGACATTGCTGTGTGTGCTTTCCTGCGCTCCCATCCTAGAAATGCACAGATATTATCGAGTGACATGCTAGAACAGCCAAAAGGGGCCAATACTCCCCTGCAAATGTCTCTTGTGTCTAAATATGGAGTGCTGATCATGACATTGTGATCGAACTGCCCACAAAAGGCCTTTACGAACTTGACATCAAATTGGACGTTGTGCCCTACTAAGATCCCGTCTTGATGCCGTAAAAAGAACGCATGAATCAACGAGGCTGCCAACTGATGATCAATCGCCTTTCTCCACTTGTATTCGTCATAGCCGTTGACTTGCATTGCTCTTGGATCGGCATGTTCTAATCGTCTGGGCTTGACTTTGACTTCAAATCGCTCTGTGATTACGTCGTCAATCATCACGATCGCCCCTAGACTGATCATTTCGTGGATATCTGGCTTTAGGCCTGTTGTTTCTGTGTCTATGACTATGTATTTCATGATCTTGCTCCGTGATTGCCGCGACCTTTGTGATTCTTTTTCTTTTGCCATACCTTTACAACTTCGACGACGTGGCGATTGTGCATCACTAGACGCATAACAAAGACGTGGGGCGGCTCCCCTGTGATCTCTGAGAAGTATTCGCCAATGATGGCCATTTTCTCAATAGGGATCGGCACGTCGTTATTGTACCAATTGCGCACTGTGGATTCAGGAAATCCAATATCATCACAAAAGGATCTGACTGTTTTGCAATGTTCATGGATCCAACTGAGCAATAACTGCCCTGTATAGATTCGAGGATCTGACATTGTATGATCTCCGTTAATTCGATTGCTTGCATTGTAGCCATATTATAGCGGATACGCAACAAAAAACGCCCCCTAAATCAATCAACACTTAGCCAACACTTAGCCAACACTTTGCCAACACTTTTGCGTTGATAAATGCCTGTAATCATTGCACTTTTATTTTTTAGCCAACACTTTGCCCTAAATTAGCCAACACTTAGCCAACACTTAGCCAACAACTAATCGAAAAAACTGCAATGATTACAGGGAGATATCGACGCATAATAATAATAATCATAAATATAATTATAATTTTAGCCAGTTAGACAGACAGTAAGAAAGTGAGAGGCTCCAAATTATAAAGAAAAATATATGCGATCCACATTCTAGAATCTGGAATATTGCAGGATCGTAGAATCTTTATCTGTCTATCTGTCTATCTATTTTCAAAAAAACTTTGTAAATATGTTGACGATACCCGATCGGCAATGTTATAAATATGTATACAACAAAACAACAACAAAACAACGGAGCAAATCATGATTGAACAAATCAACGCAACAACTGGCAAAGCATACACAGGCGGCAACGTCACAGAACTAATCGCAGCGGGCTTTCAGTCTAATGAATGGGCAACATATAAGCAATGGCAAGGCGAGGGCCTGCAAGTGCAACGAGGCCAAAAGGGCACGCGAATTACTAAGATGGTGAAGATCATCTGTAAGAAAGAGCAGAAAGAAAAGTTAGTGCCTCGCTACTATACTGTATTCAATGCGGAGCAAGTCGCACCGATCGAAGAGCAAGCCGCTGCAGCCAAATAAACAACAACAGGGGGAGCAATCCCCCACATTACAACAACGGAGCATATCATGCACACAATCGAACCTCAAAACTTTAGCAGCCGCCCGATCTCCTTTGAGAGATTCATGTCTATGTATTGCAGCATCCCACAGAATCAGGATCAATCTTTCCAGTCTGAAAGATGGTACGTGTTAAGCGAATGCGGAAAATTTATATTTTCTGTTGTCGTGTACTTCTGTACTTTCAATAGATGCATCTTGTATCATGCCCAGAGAGTAAAATGAATCTATATATCAAGATCCCCATTGATCTGATTGATGAGGGGCCGATCAATGTCCATCACTATTGCCAACTATACGCGCAACTATTGACAACACGAAAAATCAATCTTAAACAATACGCACAACAAAACAATCTTTCATATACTACAGCAAGGCGACTTTTAGCCATTGCAAAACAACAACGGAGCAACAAATGAACTTTCCTGAATACGTCAAAGGCGAGCGTCAACAAATCATCTTCGGCTTTCTGTCACACTTGGCAGATCACTTCGAGAAAAATACTTTCTGGATCAAGTCACAGCATACGATCTACAAGGGCAAATTAAACAATATCCCAGAAGTCTTTTTGCGTCGTGCATTGTGGCAATATCTAGGATCTGATCAAATGCGCATCACGAACAAATCGAAATTCGCACCCTCGATCGCAAATGTCTTGGACTACGTCAAGGCCTGTCAGGGATTCAAGCAGCACTGGCTTTCTGTGCCTCTGGATCAAACCTTTTGCCGATCCTGTCGTACTGATGACATTGGAAAAGCGGGCGGCTATCGTCATATCTTTTATTATGGATTCCGTCCTGATATTGGGCGCATTGGCGAGATTACTGCAGGGGGGCATTGCGATTGCGCTTTAGGCCGTCAAATGAGCGGGGCCAGTTATGAGGATGTCATGATCAAAATGCAGCAATGGGATCCAAATGCACAGATTGCTGTTAGTCGTTGGTGCAATGAGCAGGGGCGCAAGTTGCAGGCAAGAGAGCAAACAAATTACCACTGGGATAATATCATAGCGCAGGGATATGTCAGATACGGCATTGATGAAAATGGTGAGGATTCTGATCGCCTATATCCTATCTGGGAGCATCCTTTTTGGAGATCTCCCTTTGGCGCAATGAGTGCTAATTTATACGGCTTTGACATGCCTGCAGATCTTAGCGCACAAGTACCGCATCAAAACCTTACTGCGCAGCGAAAACACGGCAAATTAAGACGTCTAAGAAGTGAACTTCAACAGGAAAGCACGACGGATCGCGTAATGCGTCAAATGGGCGATTTTAGCCCTAAGTAGCCAAATGCTATATAATGCTATATAATCAAGGGGGATCGCAATGATTCCCCTTTTTTATTGGAGATACAGATGCCCCCTAGACGCAAAACAAAAGAGATCAGCAAGTCAGACAGAGACACAACGCACAAAGCCACAGAATCCGCAACAACGCCCCCGCATGCCTCTGATTGTACTGTGTGCATTAAGTTAAGCCCAGTACAGATGCAACAGCTTGAGATTATTGCAGAAGTGATCAACGACGACACGCCTGAAGAGTATGCAAAGAAAATAATCAACAAGCACATTGCTGATCGCATGTATCTCATCAGGGGCAAATGATGATCTGCCCTTGCTGCGAGTGTGATCCCTGTGATTGTCATGGTACAAAGCACAAGGCGATCTGCATATCTATGAATCAGAAATCAATCAAGCAACTCGACGACCTGCACAACAAGACAGGCAAATCGAAGTCAAGGATCGTCAGGGATGCAATCGACAAAGAACATAAAGAGGCCA